CAATGGCTTCCATGATTTCATTCATGTGACCTAACAGTTGTGTAACTGCTTCATCATAGTCGCCTATTTCATAGTCGACATCATCTTGTTCTTTGTACATTGCCTTAACTTGGTCACCGTATTGGATAACCATTTCAAGTTGTTCTCTCATCTCATCTGATATTGCCATTAGTTTGCCTCCATTGCTACTAGCATAAAAATCATTACCAAGGCGGCCATTATCAATGGCGAGAAGTTAATTAATAAATTTTTGTCTTGTTTCTTCATGCTTGTTTATTAAGGTCCTCATATCCGTTATCTTTTAGTATACGCTGAAACTCTGAATCTTGCAAGAGTTCATCTGACAGTCTTTGCAATGTAGGGTTGTCATCGTTGGTCATAAAGTCGTGCCAATCAACTGGATGATTGTTTCCTTGTTTGTCTATGGTATGTGTTTTCTTCATGCTTCTTTATTAGGATTCCACATAACTAAATTTTTAGTTTTAAGTCTGTTCACTACTAATTTGTATCTTGATTGCTCTTCTTTCCATTCTTTCAACCACTTATGCCCGTCACGTTCTGCATCTACAAAGATTGCATTAGTCATTGCTAGTGGTAATAAAATTGCTACATGAATAAAGATACTGCCTACGGTGTTATAGTTAATTACACCTAAGTAGTCAGTTGCTAAGAATCCAAACCATACACTCCAAATAGTAAACAGCACTAACATAAAGTATGTCTGTAAACTAGGGTCTGGAATGTACTTCAATGGATTATATTTAACGCTCATTACACGTCTCCATCCTGCAACAATACCCATTACAGTTCGTCTAAATAGACTTGGCTTTTCTAAACTCGGTTTAATCATATCATTCTCCTTACTCAATGTGATGTCTCACAAACTCTTTTATTACATGCATTCCATAGGATAGCCATGTAACTACAACCAAACTCCAAAAGATTAATTTTATCTCTTCCATTTATCATAAACCAAACCAAGGGTTTAAGAACATAAACGGAATGAATATATACAATCCCCATATTAACTTTTCTAGTCTATCAAATTGCTTATCTTCTGGATACATATTCTTCCTCTGTTGACCAAGCATAGGCTCCAATTAATAGTAGTATCATTAAAAAGCCTACTTGATTATTTAGGCTCTCTACTAAACTTATTAGATAAAAATCGGACGTTAATAACGGTCCTAACAATATCTCAACCAAAGTTAACAGTAGTAATAAACTAAGTAAGGATTCTGTTACAAACTTAATCTCAAACTTTAAAAAACTTCTTACTTTGTTCATCATCTGCCTTGCCCTCTATATTTTTTTGTTGATCTTTTTTTACTCTTGTTCATAGTTGACATGCTGATCTTACAACGTCTACCTCTACCACCTTGTCCTATGCTACTGCATTTTCTACTAGGGGTAATTGAACTTGATGTTTTTCTATATAGTGCCATAGTTTCCTTTTATTAGTCTTCGTACATCTCTTCTTCGAGAGCATCGAAACGTTCTTTTAATTTTTGCAGTAATTCTATCAGTAAGAGACCAATCTCGTCATCTTCTTTAGTATCTAATTCTGCTTCGAATTTAATTTTCATAATTAATTATACTATCAATTGTATTGTTTGTCAATCGATAATCTCATCTTTGGTGTATTTGGTCCAATCGGTAAACACTTTTCTATCTAACAAGCCGTTTACTGAATGTGTCCACACACCTGGGTTAGTTGCCTTAAAGTCTTTGTCGTCTAACTTAATACACGCATTGTAATTTAACTGACCAATGTAAGGCAATTTAACACTGATCATAGGTATAAAAGTGTCATACTCTGTCATACCACCTTCGAGAATATTCTCATGGTGACTAACATCATAATCCAATGTTACCCAAATATCATTCTTTAATAGTTCTAAACACATGAAGTCCCAATCAACTAGTTCCTCATCTGTGGGATTGAAACTTTGATTAGCACCTAAGTATATGTGAGGGCATTTGTTGTTCAGTGCCCTTGCAAGTATCTCTTTAGGATTCTGCAAACCAACAACAAACAATGTGCGTTGTCCATAAGCAGGAGTATGCTCTACTTCTGTGCCTATGAAGAACTTAGTGTCGTCTGTGTAGCCTTCTCGTTCCATTTAAAATATCCATTGCAATATTAATACTACTGCTACACCTTTAACAAAACCTAATACAGCCATACCGTATGCTGAAAAGTCATACTTTTCTGCAAAGTCCTCTATTACATCGGCATGCCATTCGCCAAACACCTGTACTCCGTGTTTAGTAGATTGCCATACTATTGCTATTCTATCCATTATACTCATAGATCGTTCTCCTTTATAAAAACTCCGTCAACCATTTTACCTTTACGGTCTTTGATATCGTCCCATGCTTGTTGTAAACATTCTTCTATAGTGAGGTTGTTCCTCTCAGCAATGTTAATTAGTACAACAATCATGTCTCCAATGTCATCTGCAACATCTTTACCTTTACAGATATTGTCCGACAACTCGCCTGCTTCTTGTATAAGTTTAGCAAACTGTGATTTGTCATCGCTACCTTCAATCAGATTTCTATCACGATGCCATTGTGTAATATTTTGTATCAACGTTGTAGTCATATCTTTTTTCTTAAAAATCGAAAAACTCATCTAATACTTCCTCTTTGGTTCCATCATCTTCGCCACCCATACTTAGGTACGATAAGAACTCTTTGTTTTTTGCAATTATCTCTCTAGCATTTGTAGTAGCAGGATCTAACACCTTCTCTACAAAGTTTCTAAACAATAATATATTTACAGGGACATATGGAGATACTTCTCCAGCCTTGCTACTTTTCTTAGCAGGTGCTTTCCAGTGTGTAAAGTCTACTGGTTCGCGAGTTACTTCTACGTCAGCAAGTCTATTAGCCTCTTGTACTGCTGTAATATGATTGTACACACTATGACCCATATAGTATAAGTATGTTTGTGTGTCCCAAGTAGTGCTATCACGTTCAGCATATAACTGTTCGCCTTTGTCATCTAGTTTAGGTTTGCCTTCTTTGTCTGTAAGTGGCTGTCCTTCACTAAATTTAAAGTTACCATTCTTATCTTGGTCACCTGCATTCATTGTACATAAGTCGCCCATTGTGAGCCTTTCCATCACAGGACTATGCCCAAACGGAGCAGGTAAGTCACTGCCTACTAATGCTTGTTGATCAAACGCTCTGTCCATAAAGTATCCAAACTTACCTGGCTCAAAGAAGTTATGTGCATAAGTTTGACCATATGCGGTGTTAACGAATGGGGAGGCGGCATCGAAGCTCAACGTGATGTTCGGGTTATCATACAATCGCAACTGTCTCTGAATAGCAGTTAAGAAACAGGCCCATTGTAGTTTACCAGTACCTAAGAAATGTATCCAATCCTTTCCTTCCAGCAAGCCGTCAGCTCGTAGGTCAAGTAGTCGGTTTAGAACACAACTAAGGTCCTTCATGTTAATACCAGCAAAGGCGTAACCTTCGAGTGCCCTGCTAGCCTCCCCGTAACCTTCAGCACAAAAAGTAGGATCAGAGAAGTGTTTAACTGCCTCATACCATTCTTTAGACGTTGCTTCGTCTGTGCCTGAGAGTACGTTTAGAAACTTTGTTGCACCCGGAACACGGTTGCGTACAAAGTAATCTAAATTAAGTAAACTGATATCCAATGTATCAGAAAATTCTGTTAGTCCTGTTTTGCTACTTAGAGGCTCTACTGCCGCAAAGGCTGGAATGTCTAATGTCATACTCCAGTCTGCTGTATGCTCTAACCAACGTAATATCTTTTCACAGATTGCTGTCCTGGCAGGGTCATTAGGATCTTTAGCATTTGCCCAATCCATTTTCATAACACCTGTTGCTATCTGGAATCCACCTGAGTCGCCTAGTAATACTTTAACTGTATTTCTATCTCGCTCTTGTATCATTGGCTCATCAGCATGGCTCTTAGTAATATCTAAATGAGCATGACCGGCTGAGTATAAGCCATATGGATAATGAAAGTAAGAGTTCTCATCTTTAAAGAAGTCGAGACCTTCATTACCATGTTCGAAACCTGCAGGCACCCGAGACTTTTCGGGTACTTTATTAACTATCTTGTCTAACTGCTTAGTATAGAAACTACTAACAGCAGGCAGATAGACTGCATAATCTCGTTGTTTTTTTCCTAAGTCATCCATAAATTAGTTCTTCGCAGGTAGTAAGTATGTGTATGTCCCAATACCGCTGTCTACAATAATCTGTAGTAATCCTTTAGCATTAATGCTTAATACACAATTTGCATTGTCACCGAGTCTAAGTATTCTTAGCACGATGTCTAGTGGCCAATGAAACTCATGTGTCATTGTACCGTCGGGTGCTTCGTTAACTAAAATCTTAGTTCTGTCACCACCGGCATCACCTATATAAAAATACAGTTTGCCATCTTCTGTTCTTGGACTAAATGTACTTTCGAACTGACTAAGCACACCATTAAAATATCCTAAGTCTTTTAAGTTCTTTGCACTAGGCACAATGTTAATATCAAACTCTGCACCTTTAAACTTAATCTCTTTAAGTTGCTGGTTAACAACGTCTGCTAACATAAATCTATAATGTGCATCTGTACCTGCTTGTGATATAAACTCTACTTCAGTTGGTACATCAACACCATTACGGTCCTGCTTAACAACTTGTACTGTAGCATCAGCATCATCAAAGTCTGGATACTTCAAGTACCCATCTAGCACATTCATTCTGCTTAAACCTACAGTTGCATCAACAAAGTCAGGGACAGGATTAACTGTTTTGCCTTTGAAGATAACAGTTTTATCTGCATCGACTGTTTCAATACTAGTCTCCGTTGCAGTTCCTGTAACTTTAACCATCTCAAAGATGCCTAAGTTGTGCGTATGCTTTAACACATCTTTTAGTGTGTCCTTGATATAATTATTCCCGCTCATATTTTCTCCTGTGTGTATATGTATTTAGGTGGTTAATGCCTTCTTGGCTTGTTTTTTTAGATTACTTTTGTAAAAAAACATTCTTACTCTAGTCTTCCTTATTACTGCATAGATAGTAAATGTTGTTGTCATTATAACACTAGTCCATGTAGAACCTAAAACAAGTACATCAATAAACATCCAAACCATTAAAAAGTTTAATGGAATGTTTATAACAGCGGCAACACTAGTATCTATAATCGCCTCCGTCATAGCCATCTTTGTGTCATGTTCAACTGGTGCATAACTTACTACTTTCTCTACAAAATCTATAAATTTTGGACTTATTTGCATTTAATACCTATAATCATACTTGACATTATACACTCTTTAGGTGTATTGTCAAGTGTTTTTTTAAAATTCTTCAACAATTCCTATTACCTCTGCTACTAAGAATGCCATCACAAAAACACCAAACGACAGTCCTGCCATAAAGCCTACGCAACCTGCAATTCTCATTCCGCTTTTCAACATGCTGAAATAGAAATGTTTCTTTCCTGGATCTTTATTAATCATATTAACTCCTTATGATATATTCGTTATCTTCTTTGAGAATACCTGTTTCCCAATTCTCACATACATCATTTGCATAGTGTATGCTTTTGTTTCGTACATCAACTGTACCAAACTGTTCATAGTTTTTCCAAAGGTGTACAACAAATCCGTTGTCTTCCACTACCTCTGCTTTTTTAATTACATTATTCATGTAAACTCCTATAGTTCAAAGAAAGTACCTAGTACTTTGCTTTCGTTCATTCTAGTTAAGTCCCAACCCATAGCACCTAACACATTATTAATCTTTTTGTTTAGCACACTCTCTTCCATTGCTTCTTCATCGAACGGCATCTCTTTGAACCAAGCAGGTATATGCATTTCGTCTGTTGGGTATGCAATACTTGTATAGCCTAGTGCATTACTTTTTAGTTTGCACACAATAACTTTCATACCGTCCATGATAGCCATACTGTATGCATCGCTAAAGGCTTCTCTAGCCTCATTGTAATTGATACTTGCTCTAACATGCCCAGGTATCATTGTATTCTCTTTAGGCTTTAGTGCGTCTAGTTTACGCAGTTTTGTGTGTGTTGCACTCATACGTCTTTGTTTGTTAAGTTTCTCACCATATGTGGTTAAGTTGTTTACACGTTTAGGCATACCTTTCTTCCAAGGTTCCATTGCCCTAAAGTCATCCTTGAAGTCTTTTATCTTTTGTATAACTTCGTCTTCGCTCATACCATCAAGTGCGTTGTCTAATACTTCTTCTAAAAAGTCCTGCACAAACTCGGGCGTATCACTTCGCTTGATATCCATGCCCATAATTTTTAGTTTACCACCCTCAGGTTGGTACCCTTCAATGTCTAAACACTTGATTGCATAACGCTTCTTAGTAATAAACAAACCGCTCTTGCCAACTACTTCTCTACCAGCAATCATAACAGCACCAGCACTAAGCGGAATGTTAAATGCTTTGTTTAGAAACTTAGGAAATGTGTCACTGACTGTGTCTGATATATGATCATACAATTTAATTGCACTATCCATATCTAAGTCCTCACCTTTTGGCAATGCAGGTGTGGCACTAAAGTAAACAGAGTCAGTGTCACCATAAACTATTGTTTCTCCTGTGTGGTCGTACACTCCTGTGAGCATTTTGTTTGTTTCTGCTCCCATGTGTTTCGTGATTGCTCTACCTGTGAGCGTAGTGGATTGTCCAATACGTTTATCAAAGAAGCGGCAACCAGGGTTAAGAATAGCACCATATAAACTATTGAGGTTAATTTTCTTAACGAGCTGTCTTTTATCCCAAAAAGCAATTTCCTCTGGTGTAGTTGCTTGTTTCTTTTTAGCCTGTAGTTCTTTTCTCTCAGCATACCATCTCTCCAACAACCCAGGTACAATACCTTGGAAGTCTGTCTTAAATATAGTACCGTTTGCACTAATATTCCAAGGCTGACCGGAGTTGAATATTAAGTTATATACATCTGCTCCTGTTACTTCTACTGATGAGCCATCTTCCATGTCAAGATGCAATGTATGATCAACATCTTTGGCCATTGTCATTTCATATTCGTTACTACCAAACTTGCCTAACCAAGCATCAGCAAAAGATTTCTTTTCTAAAGTTACCTTATCGTTAATTTCTTGATCAGTATAGTCCGGACGAAGTTGTCCTACTACTGTTTCTTGCCCCATGTTCAATGCTCTAAACACACTAGGATATAGACTGTTTAAGTCCATACTGCCTATCCATTTGTGAAAGCCTTTCTTGGGGAAAGCCACATAGGCACCAGCCGCCTGTGTGTTCTCTTTGTCTTTAGAATACTTTTTCCTGTCTGGCACAACCATGTTACGTCTATGTGCTTCGTTGATAATTGCTTGTTCAGTAGTTGCTACAGCACCCATTGTAGTGGGTAGCAGTACAGTATTATCATGTGCAATAGTATTTGCTAGGTCAATGAACTGTAACTTCTTATCCATTTTGTCTAGCAACATAACGTCTTGTATGTTGTATTCTAAGAACTTTTCAAAGTCGTGATTGTAAAGTCTATCTAGTGAGCCTTCATAAGCAACTTTCTTCTCGCCTACTTCCATCTCACCAATATAGTCTAGTCTGTAACTGTGTCGCTCTTCATAGTTATACTTCCTGTACAACTGCATATAGTCTAAGTGTACACGCCCTACTAAGTCATATGTCTCACGTTCGCTACCAAATGCTTCATATGTTCTTTGCTTTGGAAACTGATCAAACAAGCATAACTTTCTTGTTTCTGCCTTGCCTAATGTTTTTACGATCCTGTTTACTAGATAAGGAATATCATAACCTTCTGAGTTCCATCCACTTAGCACATCAGCATCATCAATAAGTTCTAAGAACGTTTTCAGCATTTCTTTTTCTGTTTTAAACAGCACAACTTCAGGCATCTTACTTGCTATGCTTTGAGCTTGTCCCCAACTTAATGTCTTAGGTGGAACAGCCAAACATACCATAGCATCCATCCATTGTAAGTAGACTCCTACAGAAGTAATTTCCATAAATGCATCTTCGGGAGAACTGTAGCCTCTCTCAGGATCGAAGTCTACCTCAATATCAAGGAATGCTGTTTGTAGTATAGGTTGCTCAGCACCATTGTAATGCTTTGCTATTGTTTTGTTTAGTGGTCGAACATCACTTTCAAACTTTTTGTTGTGCGTATTAATTGCAACGTTCTTGCGAAACTCTTTGTTGCTTTTACATCTTATCTCTGTAACCTTTTCACCATAGACACTAGTGTGACTACCTTTAGGATCAGCAACAAAAAAATTGTATTCTGGGCGATGGTCAACATAAATTCTTTCACCATTGACACGCTCAACAGTTCTTACAATGTCTTTGTTCTTATCATAGAATGCATCAACGTAACTCATATGTACCTATTATATATTAATGTAAAAGAAATGTCAAGATAATTTAACACCAACGTGGTCCTAATACCCAAGTGGTAAGAGATACTCGTTGTCCTATTGTAATATCTCTCATTGAATGTTCATAAAAACTAGGCATCAATAGTGCATCTCCTGGCTGTAACGTTATTAGAAATGGTGCATCTAATCCTACGTCATGTATAAAAAAATCTCCACCTTCATAATCATTATCAAGTAGAACTATGATAGTAATTTTTCTGTCATGTTCACCATTACTTAAAAAACTGTTTTGAGATACATCTTGGTGAATACCAAAGCCTTCCCCTAAATCATACTTAGATAATATAAACTTCTCAAATGTTGTTGGAGAAAGTAATTTAAACGAACTGTAGTAACTGCTTTGTTGTACTGCTCTTTCAAGTTTTTTTGTAATCTTAGAAGGTAATGCTATTGTACTTTTTGTCCTCGTAAGGAGGCCAGTCTGCGTTTCAGTAGTACTTGCATTGCCACATGATTTAATGAATTCTAATTCAGAGTCATCGAAAACCTGTGGACAGATTTCGAAAGGTTCTCGCATAGTAAATGCTATAACGTTCTGCCGACTGTCTCTAGAATTGTTTCAAGCTCGTCAAACTTATCAAACTCGTCTTGGAAACTAGACTTATGTGCAATTCTAATTGCCTTATTAAGTACGCCTGGCTTTAGTTCCATTTCTTCCGCTATTGCTTTGACAGTTTCTCTTAGACCTTCTTTGAGTGTTTCAACTTCGTAGGTAACTTGCATACCTTCGTCGATTAACTTCTTCAGTCTTGCTTTTTCTTCTTCGTTAAATGTTTTATTAAATGCCATTTGCTTTCCTGTGTATGTTATAAGTTTATTTATGCGCCGTTAGGTACATTATACACGGATTCTGGCTGGTGTCAACCTTTAAATTTCTAGTGAGGATTCGAAGTCAAAGTCAATATTTGGAAATGCTTCAAAGAGATCCTTTGTAATAGCATCGCCTTCTTCGTCATCAACTGCTTCTTGTAGTACCACTTCGTATATTGTTCTATCTTCTGTGGTGGAGTATAGTGTTACTTCAGCACTAACCATTTCGTGATCGTCAGTGTAAGCAACAACTACTTTAGTGGGGATATGGGACTCGACAATGTCGTAATACTCTGCGACATCATCGTTTGATAACTCTGCGTCTGTGATAAGTCTTGCAAAATGTTTAACAAATTTGTGTTCCATATTAGTATTTATCTAACTTGTATGGAACACATATTCGTTATGAACACCTATTTTTTGGTGGCACTAAAAGCCTGAGCTCCGAAGAATGCCGCTACAATACCGGCAACTGCAACAAAGTATGTTGGTGCCATACTACCTAAGGTAGCCTGTGCTTCGCTTAAACCTGCCAAACTGGCTACAATTACTGCAAATGGGTATAGTAACATTCCAAATAATGAGAACCATGCCATCTTACGTTGAGCATCTCTCA